GGAACTTTTAGATTAGACATACATGCAGGAGGCAGAAGATAATGGCAAAAATATCAGAAGTAGGTGTAGTAATTATTTCATATATAATGTCATCAAAATCTGCAGCTGTATAACTACTTCCTGCTGGAACTGTTGTGCTGCCAAAAGTAATAATGTCTCCTACTTCAGCTCCGTGGGCCGTAGATGTTGTAATGGTAACCGTGGCTGATGAAGTAGTGGTAGTAATCGTGGCACTTGTCTGTTGCCGCGTACTATCCAAAGGAGTGATATCGTGGAAGCCACCTTCAAAATAGATGTAAAGCATTTTGTTGGTTCCAATGGCTGCGTATTTATTGCCGTCAAGATCTACCCAAGTATGGGAATCTCTTCCAGCTCCTACAAGGCTTTTGGATCCTAACTGTTGCCAGCCTCCTATTTTTTCAGGAAAGGAATAACGAAAACGCATATAATCGCCATTAACCCATTTTCCTTCGGCTCCGGTATCTGATGATTGTTTGTCTAAACCAGGTCTTAATCTGATTTTTTGTAGCATATAAAACTCCAGGTTTTAAATTATACTAGATTTATAAGAGAATCAACTACAACTATATAATTTTCTCAGGGTTCAATTTCAGATTTCCTGAAATAGTAATCCTTTTTTCATTAGAAGTATAAAAAGGGTAGACTTGATGAGATAATTGTGACGGAAAAAATAACATAGTTCCTTCATCTTCAGGTTCAAGATTATAATCATAACGGATCAGTTGTCCTAAAACAGTTACACCTACAAATTGAAAACTAGCAACAGGTTTATAATTTGCATGTTTTACAAATTTAAGATTACTTTCTTTTTTATAAGAAGTAGGTATATGTATCCAAATCACAAAAGAGAATACACCTCCATGATTATGGACTGGATTAAACTCATACTTTTTTTGATAATTTACCCACATACTATGTGTCACATATGCACAATTTTTAGTTAAAATGTTTGGAACTGCTCCTTCTCCGAATTTATCTATATATTCCTCTACACATTTTACTAAGACGTTTTTAAAAAACCACTCATCTTTGTCTTTTAAGAAGCAAGATTCATCAATGTTTCCAGCCAGCTCATGATTATAATTTCCTTCTTTGTTTTTAATAATTTTATTTAAATAATTTAAAACTTCTGGTGGTAACTTCATTTCTAACCACCCTATATTAGAAAATAATTTTGTTTCTATCTTTATCATTTTAAGTCAATTAAGACATGACCATATAATTCTTTTTATCTATAAAATCAGTCCACATCATTATTTTCTCCTAGCGAATCATGGGTCTCTGTATTTCTTTCCAACGCTATATTTAATACTATTCGAGTTTGTGTATTTGTTTGCACTATTCCAGAATGTTTATTTACGTTGTCAAAAATTAATGCTTCATTTTCATTTGATGGATATTTTTTATCATTAATTATTGTTCCACCATTACAAGTTGTAAAATTAAATATAGAAACAGTAATACCTTTGCGTGGATTTCCTTTTTCATCAGCACTATCCCAATGAGCAGTATGATTAATTTTTTTGTTTTGATTAGTATAGAGATTAAATTTCATTCTTACTAACTTTTTTATTTTAATTTTATTATCTAAAAAATATATAATTGGTTCAAAGTCTTTAAACCACTTAGAATTTTGTCCGCGTTCAAATGCAAATAAAGTATGTGTAAACATAAAATAAGAGTCAGGTTGGTCACTAAGTGTATGTGGTTGAAAATACCATGGAAAATCAACGCTTGTAAGTATATTTTTTAATTTATTAAAATACAGAGGAAATAATAAATTCTTTTCTATTTTAACTGAATGCATTAGTATTTTTTAATTTTCCTTTCTTTTTTGCGAACCATTGGTCCACTTATATCATTTTTGAAAATTAAATAAAGGGCTTTCCAACCGACCAATTAACTAAAGATTGTCTTTTTCCTTTAGTAATTGGAGTAATTTGATGCCATATAAAAGATGGAAAGATAATAATTGTTCCTAATGCTGTTAAACTTTTAGGTGTGTCTATTTTTATTTTTTTTCCATCAAACCATTTGAATTGAAAGTCACCACCTTCATATTCTGAGGGTTCTGTTAATTGTAAAGTAAGAGATAATTTTCTTTGTTTACCATTAATATTATTATCTTCACTCATCAAGGGTTCTGGCCCTTGATCTGTATGCCAACCATAAAACTGATTTTTATTATATATAGTAAATTGGCTAGGTTCATTCCAATCCCATTGAAAATTCCAAGCAGCCATTTTATTAGCTGAATGAATGAAAGGATTTAAAATATCATAAATCCATTTATTACTTATCCAATAAACTTTACAATCTCTATAGTTAGATTTTAATTTTCCTTCTATTTTATTTGTATCTCTTACTGTGCCTTTTTCTTGTTTTTGTTTTAAACACGTGGATATAATTTCATCACATATCTCTTTTTTTATAGCTTTGAGAAAATACCAATAATTATGTTTTACTTCCATTCTTGAAAAGAAAATAAGGAGCTTTTATTTATCTTTTAATTTTAATTCCCATTTTACTTTTTGTTCATTCCAGTTATATACATCAGGTATGCTCTTATTATCTTCTGTTAAATTCTGTGTATGAGTTACGGGTTTAGCAATTGGTGCGTCCCATTGATAGGTTTCTTCATTTAAAACCCAGCTAGGAAATTCTTTTGGAGGAAGAAAGGCATCTAACTCTTGGTTATAATGAAATCCTTTTCCTGCATAATTTTTTCTAAATGGTGTTCCACCCAATTGATGAACTCCAGAGCGTGTATTATAAGAAGTCTGTTTCCAAACGTCGTTTGTCTTAAAAAGTTTATTTAAAAAATCTATTCCAGCTTGTTCAGTTGTTGCTATATCATTTGATACAACATGAACTGTTATAACTACATTATCTGTTCCTAATTTTGCAAAATGGGCCATTATGTTGTGTAACTCCCATCACCTGTAAATATTAAAACTTTAGATCCACCATCTGTTGATTCTGTCGGCGAACCTGTAACTGTGCCTGAATAACTTGAACTTGGTAGTCTTAAAATAACTACGCCTGAACCACCATTACCGCCATTTGTTCCTCCACCAGTTTCGAGTCCAGAACCGCCACCGCCACCGCCAGTATTTGTTGTTGCAGGAACACCACTTCCAGCAGTGCCTCCGGCAGCACCACCGCCATGTGTAGCAGCACCACCAGTAGCAGCGCCACCGCCACCACCTCCACTTCTACCGACAGAAGATCCTGTGATTGTGTTATCTAAACCAATACCACCTTGTGCTCCAGTAGAAACACCATTGGCACCAAGACCAGCAGCTCCGCCACCAGCACCTCCAATATTATTTGCTGCACTACCTCCACCATAACCTTCATTAGCTGTTCCTGCACCTCCAGGAGTATATAGACTACTTGTTCCAGCTCCTCCGCCGGAACCTCCAGTATCTCCAGGTATTTGATCTCTACCACCAAAACCTCCTCCAACAGTAGCAACAGATACACCTGTCCCTACAAGGGTAGAAGCGCTGCCTGTTATACCACTAGCTGGGTTAGTCGTAGAACCAGCACCGCCACCACCTACAACAACGGTTAATTCAACGCCTATTGCTATCTCTGTGATTGCAGTTTGAGTTGAAGCTCCACCGCCAGATGCTTCGGTTGAATAAGAATTTCTATATCCTCCAGCTCCACCGGCTCCACCACATTTTAATTGGGTTTCGACTTTACCCGTACCTCCACCACCGCCTCCTGCGATAACAAGATACTCAATGTCGTAAGGTCCACCAGCAGCGGCACCTGATCCAAATCCTAAAACTTGATATCCAAAAGACATATTCTATATTCCTTTCTATGCGTCGTTAGCTTCGTCTGTAGTGTAAAATAATTTGATTCCTAGCAATCTTGCATCACCAGTAAAGGTATCACTGCCATCAGCTGCGTCTCTATAAACTTGAAAAAATGTATAATCATCATCAGCTGGAGAACCCGCAATTGTCATTGCCGAACTTTCCGAACTCATTTGCACATCTTCTATAGTTCCGATTCCAGCATCTGTAACTTCTTGAGCTGTTCCAAAAACTACATCGGCTGTGTCGCCTTCAGTACAACTAACACCTTGAAGACCAAAAATACAGTCTCCTGTGTTTGTATTACCTGGACTCCAAAAAACTTGATATGTTACTGTACTTAAATTCCATGATTTAGGCATTGCAATAGAAAACTGTGCATATTCAGCTGTGCTCGCATCAAAATCTAAAACCTTTAATTCAGGTCTAGTTGCTGTCGTTTCAACTGCTTGTGCGTCAGCACCGTTTGTTGTTGTGCCAAACATTGCCATTGCGGGAATCCAAATAGTTTCTTTACCAGCAATTTTTACTGCCGCCGTTGCATCTGCTTGATCAGTAGCTTGAACCTCTCCTGTACCATTAGGAGTAATTGTAATATTTCCATTAGCAGCATCAGCTATAGTTATAGTTCCTGAACTTGAACCTTCATTTGTTGATAAAATTAAATCGTGAGCACCCTTAGAAGTAAGGGTAGCATTTGCCGCAGATGTTCCTACAGTAATTACTCCGGTTCC